CAAAGAAATACTTAGAACGAGACTTACCTTCACGGATCATCACGTATCCATTATTGGCAAAGTCAAGTTCAGGGCTAGAGTGAAGTGACAGACCATTAAGAAACTGATTAAGATCATAGATTCCAAAGTCTTGCATAAACTCTTCAGTTACAGTTGCTTCAGCAAGAATGTTTTTCATCACACTAATAGTGCGAAGTTTATTCCCTTCTTTAAAAAGGATTGATTGATTGATTGAAGAAAAGTTCTTCAGGACTGAAATGGTTTTGTCGGACAGTTTCATAGTTGTAGGTTTCAGTTTCATCTCACTGAGGATAGGTTTCACGTTGTGCATTTTTGTCATTGAAATGCATTAGAAGGACAGCATAATGCAGAATCTTCATAATGTCACGACGGGCAGTGCCCTTCTTATCATATCGTGACGCATACTTAAGGATGTTGCTACGGCAGAATGCTTCACCATCACCACAAGCTTCAATAAGATCAAGAGTTTGAATCTTATCGGAACCAGCAGAGTAATGCTGTTGATATGTTCTACCGATGTACTCTTGCAATTCTTTGATAATTTCATCTTCACTATACTTCTGCCTATTGTTAGGAGTTGAAGGTGAAGATGTGGATTTAGAAGGTTGATTCATATTAAAAGTAATAGTATCTTCTCCCCCAAAGGTAACAGGAACTTGTGCTGCTGGTCGAGCATCATTGCCAATGAATGAGATGTGATCATCACCCATACCACCCGGAAGACGAGAACTACTAAAATTAATAGTGTCTGGAGATGCAGTACCTGGATTACCAACAATACTGAATCCGTCTTCTTTCCAATAATCTTGATTAGACATATTTAATTCGTCAAATAGAAAGGACCATGCGTTAGTCATATTATATCAAAATGGAACCTCTGTGTCAATCGCATAAATGCGATCATTTTCTACAGGCATCTGAAAATCTGCATCAACCTTATCATAGAGTTCAAGGAATGCTTGCTTGGTCTCATCATCAAAACGATTTACACAAACCTGAATTGCCTTTGCCTTATCATTGAAGATGCTGTATGCACGAACAATGTGAACCAGACGGCGGGTGCTGATGATTTCTTCAATACCACCATCATAAAATGTCTTACGAATGATATCTGCCCAGTCACAGAGACGCTTACAGAAGTCTGTATCACTACAGAGTGCCATAAGGATCTTCTGCTCTACTGCAGAGACAGGATAGGACTGCTCAAAGGTTACAGGGAATCGCTCAAGGAAGGCTTCGTTGAGCACGTTAGTGCCAATGAATCGTCCGTCTTCTGAACCTTTGCCTTTTGTGTTTGCGGTTGCGAATACGTTGAAACCTTCTGAGGGCGTAATGAATTTGCCAATCTTCTTGAGGAAAACTCCTTTTCCTTCGAGAATAGATTGGAGACAAAGGATTTTGTTTGAGGCAAGGTCGATTTCGTCAAGGAGCAAGATTGCTCCACGTTGGAGTGCTTCAGTGACTGGGCCATTGTGCCAGACGGTTTCACCATTAATAAGACGGAAACCGCCAATAAGATCATCTTCATCTGTTTCGATTGTGATGTTTACACGAATCAATTCTCGTTTTGTTTGAGAACATGCTTGCTCCACAGAGAACGTTTTACCATTACCAGAAAGACCTGTGATGAATGTAGGGTAAAATAAATTGGACTTAATAATCTTTTTAATATCAGCGAAGTTACCAAAGCTGACGAAGGTATCATCTTTTGCAGGAATAAGGTTTTGCTCAACAGCAGGCATTGCAGTTGGTGCCTGATAGGTTTGTTCTAGTTTTTCTTGTACGGACAAGTTCCACTTTCCACGACTAGTTTTGTAATCAGCAAGTTTGTTGGTAACAGTTTGATAGTTCGCACCATTCATAGCACACCAGGCACGAATATCAGCAGCAGCAACAGACTCACCATACAATCCCTGAAGGGAAGTGCGAATGAACTCAGGTGAGAGGGACATGTGGTTTGTTTGAACTGAAGTTATTATAGACGAAAAGACGGGAATTTTAAACCTCTATGGGTCACTTTTCAAACCGTCCATACTTAAATTTCATTGCAGCTAGCAACCATGCATCTGTCAATTTCTTAGGACCTTCTAAAAGAACCTTACGGACCTTAGGGTTAGTTTCACTTTGAAGTGCGATTTCTTTCCAGTTCATGCCACCAAAGAAATAAATTCACCAAGAACCTTCTTATTTAGTTTCTTAGTTTTCAAAGATTTGACGAAAGCGGATTTGATCTTTGCTTTGGTAGCACCATCATCAACTTCAAACTCAGAGTCTTGAGATAGTGCAGTTGCAGACAATCCAAAGTATGCATGATATCCAGATTTCTTGATACAAAAACTCTTGTTCTTTCTCCAATCAAACATAATTTTATCATAATCAGTATCTCCACAATTATAATAGAGTTTGATGAAATCATTTGCTCCACGACCTTCTAGAACACGCATACCAATAAAGTTTACTGATGGAAACTTATCACGCATATTTGTCAGCAAAGTTTGAGTAAAACTGTGCCATCCATAGTCAAACTTATATGTGTTTCCGGTTTTACGATCACGAAGAAATCCATGTCCAGGATGAATTCTACGTTGACCCATATATTGAGTATTGGGTCTAATAATCTCAACATGATACCCAATGTCGTTTGCTTCACCATCGGTTAGAATAACACACTGAACTTTCTGCAGTTTATTCTCTTTCTGAAACTTAGGTAGAATTTCATGGAGAGCAACGAGAGATTCATTCAAAGGAGTGCCAGAAAGACTCAAACGAGGACAAATGCTAAATGTTGCTTGAAAGTAATTGTTATGATAGGTAGCAACACGCCAGATGTTCTTCATCTGATGCTCCATATTTTTACCACTCACTTTGCTGGTGAGAATATTCATCAAAGAAAAATCATCACCTATTGCTAATGTATATTCTTTTTTATCAGTACGATCTCCAAGTCTTGCTGGTTTGATATGATCTCCATCATTATAAAGATCAAGCATCGGACGCTCCCATTCATTAGTGAATGCATAGACATCAAATGGGATACCAACTTTTTTACAGAACCAGACAAGATTGAAAAGTTGTTTGCATGTGTCTAGTAGAACACGACTCATAGAACCAGACCAATCAAGAATAAAGACTAATCCATGACTCTTACCATCAGCAAGAGTTGTGACCTTTCTGAATAGATCTTCGTTGTATTTGTAAGTATGCAATTTAGTTGTATCTAAGACACCTGTACGTGCTGTTGTGGCACGGGCATAAGAGTCTGCTGCTTTCTTGCACTCAAACTCTTTAACAAGATAATTAACTTCTTTCTGAGCAGAACGCTTGAACTTAACAAACTCTGTATCAACTACTTCAAATAAATTCAAACTCTCAAACTTTTTTTCTTGATGAGTAAACCAACGATCAATCTCATAGTGAACTTCATCGTTTTTAGCAATCACCACATCAAGATTAACCTTTGGAACCTCAACATATACATTATCAATTGCTCCACTATCTACAAGAGACTCAATCTTTTCTTGTAGTGCATCGGCAGTCATGACTTCAACTTCATCATCATAATTACCTGAAGATGATGGTTGTTGATTTCCCATTTCAATATCATCAGAATCACCAGAACCTTCAGATTCAGTAGGTTCTGTATCTGGTAGTTCACTTGCTGGATGATCAGACTCACCACCAATCTCTGGTGGCATTTCCATATCATCTACTTTTTCTTCTTTCTCATTCTTGCAGAACAAATACAATTCTTCTGCTGCTTGCAAAACCTCATCAAAAGTTTCGCAATCTTCAATCATACGAATGATTGGCATTTCATCTTCAGTAAAAGAAATGTCTACAAAATTACCGACCTTAAAGTATAGATTTGCACGATCAGCAAGATTAAGATCAGAAATAGTGCTGTCAGATATAGAGAAAAAGTCTTCTGCTTGTAATTCTTTGTAACCATAGTAGAAAGTTTTTGCTAGTCCAGCATATTTGCGCTTCATCATCTTTTCAATGCGAGCATCTTCTACTACATTCACAAACTGGGGAGGAACTGCTACTTTCTCTAACCAGTTTTCATCGGGTGTGAATAATGCATGACCCACTTCATGTCCCACCAGAAGGTCATATACGGTGTTGCTTGCCTTGTCCCACATCGGAAGGGTCAAGACGCGGGTGTGGACATTGAAGCAGGCAGTCTGAGTCTGTTTGTGCTCTACCACTAAGTCTTCAGTAGCAAGTAGCTTAGCGAGTTGAGATTTGATTTCTTGCTTGACTGCCATGTGGGTTGTCTCGTATGCACCTATAATACCAAACCCCCACCAAAGGCGGGGGTTTTAGGTGACAGTTCTCCAATTGGTTGGTCTCGGTCAGGTTAGAATTGCTCTGCAAACTCGTTTACATGTTGCTTGATTGTCAGTACAATCGATTAAACATTCATAGTAATCGTTAATTTGATCGCTCTCCTCCAGTGTAGTGTCTAAAGTTCTGTTGAGTTTATTAAGACTCATGGTCCAGTTTGCTAGTTGGTTAAATGATACTAAATTGTGCATGAAATCCTCCTCATGAAAAAAAAAATAATATAGGGAGTTTAATTAATCCATTTCTCCAATTCTTTAAATATTTAGTCAGCGTATGCTAACTTAATGAAGTATTGGTTACATTTAACTTCAAGTAATCTTTTTGGTACATATATGAAATGTTTCTTAATAGTTTTTCAGTTTTCTTTACTCTGGGTATCTTATCTGAAGAGATTTGGCAGTATGGGACATCATGAATTTTAAAAGGAACATCCAAAATAGTTTCCACCCACTTACCAAACTCATCACCAAGTCCATTAGAAAAATTCCAGATACTAGTATTATCACTAAGAAAGTCTACTTGGGGTCTAAACCAATTGCGGCCCTCACTTAAAGGGTAGTTCTCTATCATAGAACTAAAGTACAACTCATCTTCCAACTGATCATCAATATCCCCAAACATTTTTTTAAGAAAAATGGAGCATGAGATAAATCTTTCTGTAGGATCTCTTACTATTGCAATATGAGGAATATCTTTTACATCCAAATACTTTTCATATAGATCTTTGTGGAAGTGTGCAACTTCAACTCCATCAATACTCTTCCACAATTCTTGCTCTGCTTTAAATCCATTCAACTTAAGATTCTCTTCAAAAAATCTACCACCGGTTCTTGGTATATGAATAAACAAAAATCGTTTGCCTGATGAGTGGCGATATGTTGGCATCAGGGAACCATCCTACTAAATCCCTTTATCTTCTCAAATCTAGTAACATTATCAAATTTATCATGAAGTGATTCTTTATGAGAAATTACGAAGATGTTTGCATCTTTAACTACATATCTAATAATCTTGAGAAACTCTTCTGTACCGAATCCATCAAGAGAACTATCAAACACTTCATCCATAATCAATAGATTAGTATTGACAGAGTTCTTCATCCTTGCAACTTCTCTCCAAGTAAACAAGAGTGCTAGATCAATTCTCATCTTCTCTCCCTCGCTGAAAGAAGAATATGAAAAGTTCTCATGAATTGGTGACTTGACGGTTTCGTCAAATTCCTCATCAAGCGTAAAGTTGATATAGAAGTCCATCATCTGCAGATAACGGTTTACTTGCTGATTGATCAGCGGTAGATACTTCTTGATGATTTTGGATTTGACTCCACCGTCTTTGAGTAGACTATAAGAAAAATCGTAGTAGTTGATTGTTTCTTTTCTTGTTGCCAAGTCGTCGTATGTAGTTTTTAGATTGTCTGTGAAAGTTGCTAATTTTTCATGTTCAATATTTCTATCTGCAAGTTGTTCGGTAATTCTTTGAATTTCCGATTCAAGATCTCTGATTTGCTTTTGACATCCAGCGATCTTAGTATTGTTTTTAGAAATGCCATGTGTGAGTGAAGTAATCTCCTTAGATAGAAAAGTAAATTGACGCTCTCGGTCTTCTTCTTCTTTAATTGCCTGCTCTAGTTCCTTATAACCAGATTGCAACTCTTTCGCTTTATTTTGAGCGTCGTCAACTTTATTTATTCTAAAGTCCTCTTCTATGGGTTGTGTGCAGGTAGGACAAACCGTATTCTCTGTGAAAAATTTGTGCTCCTTAGTTATAGTTGCTACTTTGTTAGAAATCTTTCCTTTCAGATCTCCCAATTTACGAAGTTTACCAGTCGCACCACTATATTGCTCAACTTTTTTCTGAGTAGAATTAAGTTCTTCATTTTTAGATTGATTGACATTCATCAAATCATTTTCTTCTTTAAGAAGATTTTCTATACGATCTTCCTTATCTTTAATATTCTCCTTTCCACGATTCTCAAGTTCTTCAATAAAGTTATTCTGCATCCCAACTTTATCGTTGAGAGATTCTTTCTTGAGTTCAAGAACTTTTACTTCTTCTTTGATTCCTCTAATCTTATCTTTAATTAAATTATTCATTGATGAGAAGATACGAATATCAAGTAGATCTTCAATAACTTCTCTTCTATTAGTAGCAGTTAATTGCATAAAAGGAACAAACGTGCTGCTGCCTAGAATTACAATTTGCGTAAAAGATTTATAGTTCATCTTCAATACATTCTGTTCTAACCACTTCTGTTGGTCTAGTGCAGCTGCAGATTGATTGAGAGGAGATTCGTTTTTATGAATCTCAAATATATTTGGTTTTATACCACGAATTACTTTCCAATTAGTATTACCAATACTAAATTCAACTTCAACTATACAATCCTTCTCATTGACAGAGTTGATAAGTTGTGGTTTATTAATTCTGCGAAAAGGTTTTCCAAACAATGCAAATGTAAGAGCATCAAGTAATGTACTCTTGCCAGCACCATTAGTTCCAATAACAAGATTGGTTGGATGCTTTGTCAAATTAAATTCAGTGTTTTGATTACCTGTAGAAAGGAAATTGCGCCACCTAATTTTCTCAAATAAAATCATCTTTTGTTTCAGGGGGAATTACAAGGTCGTTTTTGGTAATGATAGAATACTTATAGTCATGCATTTCACAGGTTTTAATCATTATAGCATCTTCTACTTCAATGACATGCATCTCTGGACTCCCATCTTCCTCCAACATCATAGCATATCTTATGGCATCATCTTCACCTTCAAACAAATAAAGAATCTGATCACCATCTTCATCATTTACAGAATATGCACCATCAGATTCTTTTCCATAGATTGTTAGAATAAACATTTCAAATTAATTCACATGCTTCTTGATATGTCTTTCTCATTATATTTTGCATTCTAGATTTATCAAGATTTATTTCTGCTTCCTGAATGTATCGGTTTAGAATAGAAAGAGTATCTTCAGATTCGAATGCTTCAAAATCTTCTGCTTCCTCTATAATAAAATTTTCTATAATTTTTAATTCTGCTACATTAGACTCATATAACTTATCAATAAATTTCTCAAACTTTTTAATGTCAGATTTTTGTCTAACAATTACCTTTACAATCTTGTTGGAAAATTCTCTAGTATCGAAAGTTTGATAATCCGTATCTTCATAATAGATATTATAAAAAATTCTATATGGATTATTTACTGGAGTGTGTTCCAGAGTTTCTGTATCAAAGAGATGAAATCCTCTTTGATCGTCCACATCGTTCCAGAACATCTCATAGGGATTGCCCAAGTAATAGATTCGTCCATCATCCGATCGAGTGTGATAGTGACCGGAGTAGACCTTGGTGAACTTTGAATATAACTCGCTTGCATGACCATTTTCCATGACGACGCCTCTATGAGCTCTAAATCCCGATAGTTCAAGGTGCCCCATCGCGCACTTGCTATTTGAATTTTGAATAAATTTGAAAGTGCTCTCTTCATTATCTTGATTGATCCAGGGAATAAAAAGTATATTGCGATCATCTATCTTAACTTCGGTTG